CTCGATTTTAGATTGCGGAATAGTTTTATTTAAAAATAAATTAGTGTAAGGTAACATTAATAATGATCTAATTATTTTTATATCAGCAGATTCAATACTTAAATTGCCTGTAATAAAATTTATTCTATTCCATACTGCTTCAGGAAAATATGTTTTTATAGCAGGTATGTGATTAATATTTTCTAATAATTCATGTATAACTAAAATATTTTTTGTGTCTTTATTTAGAAATCTGTTAAGTAAACTTATTGTGTTATTGTTATAGAAAAATTTAAAATTATTATCGCTGGCTCTTATTAAATTTAAATGGCATATATTACAGTCTGTAATATTAACATCATAAAATTGTTTTAGTGTAATATATTCTGTATCTATTTCGTCTGCATTGTAAAATTGTTGTAATGAAGACTCGAGACTTTTGTTGAGTACTTTTAATTTATCTAGAGGTTGGCCTTCAGAAATTAAATGAATATTTTTTATTTTTAGCATTAACAGTCACCTAACCACTCACTTACACAAACTCTGTAATTACCAGTTATGCCTCTGTTAAATTCTGAGTGTCTTATATCATCACCTAAGCCAAAAATAACTGTATCTGTCCAAACTAAATCATTTTGGTGACATATTTCTTCATACTGTTCTTTGTAAGTATTCCAATTATAATCAGTACTAAAATTTTCCATGTATTGGATTCCTAAAGCCATACTATAATTGTTAGCCATTTTTACTTCGTTCAACATACTGATACCATCATCTGAATAGTCTCTTGTCCAACGAATTCCTACTCTGTGATTTTCTAATGTAAAAAACGGCTTACTTAAACTGCATGTAACTTCTTTAACACATGGAAATTCGTCTAGGTCTATATGTACATTTTTTGCTATACCCCAATATGCTAAATCTAAACACACAGGAATGTTATGCACATTACATATTCTTAATATATTTTCAAAATCAGGATGTATGCAACCAAAGTCACTAAATGGGGCACTTACTATAAGAGCATGTAAATCAGGACCTCTTAATGTTTCTTCTAAATGGTGAGGATAATTTATATATTTAAATTCTACATGTTTTCCTAGACAAGCATGGTATTGAAAGTCGCCAATCAAACAATTAATTTCTCTGTCTTTACTATGTTTTAACACAAATTGATCAAATGTTTGACTTGTTCCTTGTGTATAATCAGCAAAAGTAAAATTATCTAAGCCTTTAATTGATTTTGTTTCTGAAAAGTTCATCCATTCTGTCCAAACTTTTGCATATTCTTCTAGAGTAGGCGTGGATAAATTAGACAACTTATTGTGAAAATTTAATATTTCACTATTACGAATAGGCCTTGCTCCTCTAACTGCTGACATAAATCTATTTATCAGTTAAAATATATGTTAATTTGTTTACTGATAAATATTAGTATGCCTATTTTTGACTCACCAAAAAGTGTTCATGTAGAACTTACAGATAAATGTAATGCAGAATGTCCTGTTTGTGTTCGACGTTTAGGTGGTGGTAAATTAAACTCTATAATACAAAATGTAGATCTAGGGGTAGATTATTTTGAAAACCTATTAGGAGAAGAGTTTTGTAGTAATGTTGAGTATTGGCAATTTTGTGGCACAAAAGGTGACCCTATAGCATGTACAGAATTATATGAAATAATTGCCTTCTTAAAAACTTGCAATCCAAATACAATGTTTTCTATTCATACAAATGGAGGATTTAGATCTGAAAAATGGTGGACACAACTAGGAAAACTTTTTAAAAATACAAATTCATATGTTATTTGGGGTATAGATGGACTTGAAGATACAAATCATATATACAGGAAAAATGTCAAATGGAAAAAATTATGGGCAAATTTAAATGCTTATAATGATGCTGGTGGTAACTCAGTATGGCAGTTTTTAGTATTTGAACATAATAAACATCAAATTAGGACTGCAATGGATTTGAGTAAACAAATGAATATAACATTTGATACTAAAGAAGCATTTGGTTTTGGCATGCGAGAAAAAGACGGCATAAAGGAAATATATCCTATTGAAGTTTTCGATAAAGATGGAAATTTTGAATACTCTATAAATCCTCATAATAGTAATGAGCCAAATGTAAAAGTATTAGAATTAGATCCTGAGAGGAGAAAATTTACAACAAGCGAATATAGACTATACCCTGAATATATGAATTTAAAAAAAGGTCAATTCGATATAGATTGCAAAATAGGTAAAAATACATCTGATTTATATATAGATTGTGATGGAGCTCTACTTCCGTGTTGTTTTATAGGTGCTGGAATATATACCTCTCCATTAGATAAACAATTACAAAAACAATTTTTTAACAGAGAAGAATTTATACCTAGAAAAGATTATACATATAAAGATATATTTAAAAATTCTTACTATACAAATACAATTCATCAAGGAATTTTAGGCGATTTACCAGAACAGCCAAAATATACAGTCAAGTGCATGGAAACTTGTGGTAAATGTCTGTAACATAAACCGATAAATAGTAACATGCCAAGAATAAGTTTATGGAATCCGGTAAAAACACATGACTACAACTTTGTAGACAGAGTTGTTGGCGAGCATATCTATGCAGGTGGAACAGGCGTTCATATACACAAATACTTAGGAGTACATGGTGACGATGATGGTACAGATGCAACACGTCCATCTCCTGAAGCCGGCAGTAATTCAGAAGTCTTTATACAAGATTTACTATTTTTAGAAAATAGAGATAGAAAATACGACAAAGACATATATGAACTTCGTGGTCAATATAATATAGGCGATAACGACGCATTTGATTTAACACAATTTGGTATGTTTTTAGCAAACGACCAAGTGTTTATGAACTTCCATATAGAAAGTATGATACAATCAATAGGCAGAAAACTTATGCCTGGTGATGTTTTAGAGCTACCGCATTTGAGAGATGATTTATTACTAGGCAGTGATGATGCAGTAAATAGATTTTATGTAGTCACAGATGGAGCAAGACCAAGTGAAGGTTATGATCCTAGATGGTGGCCACATTTGTGGAGAGTTAAGTTGGGTCCAATAACAGATTCACAAGAATACAGAGATATTCTTGGAACTGGTGAGGAAGAGGAAGATTTAAGAAACTTAATTAGTACCTATGCTAACGAAATAAAAATTAGTGATGCTATTTTAAAACAAGCAGAAAAAGATGTTCCGTATGATCCTCAATATAGAGATACTGCACATTTATACTTTGATGAAGAAGTTCCTGATAAACCTGCTGTAGGTTTAGCCTTTGGCGGTAATGATGGACAACCTATTAATGGGTTAAATGTTGTTGGAAGTGGAGAAAGTTTCCCAACTAGTGGAACTAGTGATGGAGATTACTTCTTAAGAACAGACTTTGCTCCAAATAGATTATTTAAAAAATCAGGATCAAGATGGCTTAATGTTGGATCAGATGAAAGAGGAAACTGGTCTGCCGCAAATAGAATACTTTCAACATTTATAAATAATGATACTATTACAATCAATTCAGATGGAGAAACTTCAAGCGAAAGGGTTAACCTTAGTAAAGTAGTAAAACCCAAAACGGATAATTAAAAATGAAATTTGATGAAATTAAAAAATTACACGAAAACCAAAATGTAATAAACAAGTTAGAAGATAAAAAATCTAATTTAGAAAGTGCTCTAAGTTCTGCTAGAAGTATCACAAAAAATATTAAGTATGTAGATACCCACGTTGAAATTGTTAGCCAATTAGGAACACTTGCTGAAGAAAATGGTTTAGAATTAGATGAATACCAAGAGCGTCAGGTTTTTGATGCTAAAAACAAATTAGAAAGTGCTATTTACGAATTAGAAGAAGTATTTAAAGATGCGATAAGACATATTTCTAATAAAATAGACGAGTTAGAAGAAGAATAAAATGGCTGGAAAAAATTTAGATTACTGGTATGATGAGCAGATAAAGAGATATCTTATTCAAGTTATCAGGATTTTTTCTAATTTTAAAGTTAGAGAATTTACAGAAAAAGGAACAAAATATAATAGAGTTCCTGCCAGATATGGTGACAGTAGCAGAATGGTAGCAAGTATATTGCGTAATAATTCTGAGAACGTTATTAATAGTGCACCATTTATAGCCCTAACAATACAAAGTATTCAACCAGCAAGAGACAGAACACATGAACCTTTTTTAGTAGACACCCAACAGGTTGCAGAAAGAGAATTTAATAAAGAAACTGGTAGTTATTCTTCAACACAAGGCAATTTATATACTACACAAAGGTATATGCCTGTTCCATATAATTTGACTTTTAACATTGATATATGGACTACAAATACAGATACCAAATTACAAATACTAGAACAGATTTTTGTTTTGTTCAATCCAAGTATCCAGTTGCAGTCAAACAGTAATCCATTAGATTGGACTAGTGTATTTGAAGTAGAGCTTACTGACATAAATTGGTCTAGCAGAAGTGTTCCAGCCGGCGTTGATGAGCAATTAGATATTTCCACAATGACTTTTAGTAGTCCTATATGGATTTCTCCTCCAGCAAAAGTTAAACGTCAAAGTATTATTCAAAGAATTATAAATGATATTCATTCATCTCCTAATTTAGACGATTTAGGATACAGTGAAGAATATGCAGACTTTTTTGGGTCTGTTGCAGAACTTGGTGAAGTTGTTGTTACGCCAAATGACCTGTATGTACAGATTGCAGGTAGTACTGCAAGACTTGTTAATAATGCAGGAATAGGTCAGAAATGGTCAGACATAATTGAAATGTTAGGTGAAATAAAAGCAACAAGTAAATTAAAATTAAATGTTTCTGCTGATACAGACAATGAACTCAACATGCTTGTTGGTAGTGTCACTGCTAATCCGTTAGATGATACTGCACTAATATTCAATATAGATTCTGATACATTACCTGTAGATACTTTAGATGATGTAGACAAAATAATAGACCCTAGGGATAATTATCCTGGTGATGGTACATTACCTGCCTCAACTACAGGCCAGAGATATCTGATTACTGAAGATATAGATAAAACAGGATACCCAAACTGGAATATAGATGCATCTGAAAACGATATAATATCTTATAACGGCTCTGCTTGGACTGTAGTTTTTGATGCTAGTTCTATATCAACAGCACAGTTTACAACCAACTCATTTACATCCAAACAATTCAAATGGACAGGCATAGGCTGGATAAGTAGTTCTGAAGGCGAATATAAACCTGGCTTTTGGAGACTCGTACTATAATGAAGACCACTGCGGCAGGAGTTGTTTTTCTTGCCAAAGATACTGGTAGGTGCTTATTACAACTCAGAGAAGGAAACAAACGATTTAATCACACCTGGGGGTTTTGGGGAGGTATTATTGAACAAGGAGAAACAGCATATCAATGTATCCAAAGAGAATTAGAGGAAGAGATAGGATTTATTCCTGAACTAGAAAAACTAAATCCCATAGATGTATATCAAAGCAAAGACAAAAACTTTTATTATTATAGTTTTGTGTATGTTATAGAAAAAGAATTTCTTCCTACACTAAATGAAGAAAGTTGTGGTTATGCCTGGGTAAATATAGGGCAATGGCCTAAACCATTACATAACGGTTCCAAAATTACATTATACAAAAATGGTGGTACAGAAAAACTACATACTATACTAGAAATAAATTCCTGATAAATATTAGTATGAGCAAAGGCGAAATAATCGATTTTGTTGTTTTGCGGATAACTACTGAACTAGATAAGTATCAAAGAACTAAAACAATTCCACATACACTACTTGAAGGCGCAATAGAAATAGACGAAATAAAAGATGTCTATTATGGGCAGTTATCTACAAAATATCAAAAAATATTTGATAAACTTTTAAAAGAGTATCATCAGAATATTGGCGAAAATATCGACTCCTTAAAAAAAGCGATGAAAAAAGACTATGCCAGAGTAGTTAAAAATATGGCCACAGAACATGATAGTTTTAGATTTAAACAAGTAATGAATTCGTATAGGCCTGGAATAAACCCTGTAAGAGCTTTATTTTATCAAACCAGAGACGTTTTGAAAAGATATAATCCAGATCATCCTTATCATTATTGTCTTATAGACTTAGTAACAGATACCGAA